AGGAAACCTCCTTGTCTGAACCGCATCAAAGCCATGGTCGCCGAATCACAATAGTCATCGTTATCTCCGTAAGGAAAACTCGCCATCTCTTCAATGACCTCTTCGGCAAAAATCTCGTCTGGTGCCCATACCATGCCCGACTCAAAAATCGGAGCAACACTGTTCATTCGCGCAATCTTATCTTGACCTCGCGACGGTGTATAGGCAGTCACCGGGATGCCCATCCTGCGTAATTCTTGTGTGAGCGGCGTTCCCGACGCCTTGGCCTCAATCAGAACACAGTCTGGCTCCCAGTAACGATATTCTTCCCAGGCCAGTTTTTTCAGCTCAGGGAAGTCCAATCGCATACGTTTTGCGTCAAGCAAAATAATTTGCTCAACGTCCATGTATTCAAATACGGCCCACGTCGTAATTGCAGAGTAGTCAGCGGTTTCTTTCTTGCTGAACGCGGTGTCATAGCTTTGAATGACGTAGCTGTAGGCCGGGACATCTTTTTCCCACTTGTTCCACCATTCCCGCTTGACGATGGAACCTTCTTCCGCTGTCGGGTTTTGCATCCATTGCGCGTTCCACTTGGAAACCGGAAGCGAGGCTTTCACGCTCAAGAGTTCTTCTTTTCTCCAGAACTCTGGCCACAGTGGACTATCGGACTCCGGCATGATCGCAGGGAACTCAATAACATCCCATTGGTCAGCGTGGTCCTCGCCTTGTTTTTTGAGCACCTTCCCAACAAGATCCTTGGTGGACCATCGGGTCATCACAATGACGATGATCCCGCCCGGCTGTAAACGCTGTCGAGGGCCGGACGTGTACCATTCGTAGACGGCGTCCATAGCGGTCGGACTGAGCGCGTCTTGCTCACTGACCGGGTCGTCGATAATCAGCAGATCGGCACCTCGTCCTGTAATCGCACCGCCGACGCCAGCAGCGAAGAACTCACCTTGCTTGTTACTGGTCCAGCGACCCGCTGACTTATTATCGGCTTGCAGTTTCAGATCAGGGAACACTTCGCTGTATTGGTCGCTATCGATGAGGTTCCTGATTTTTCTACCAAACGAGGTCGCAAGCTCAGCGGTGTGTGTGGTTTGAATAATTTTCAAATTTCCGCGCAGCCCCATCATCCACGCAGGGAAGTAAGTAGATGCAAACTCCGACTTTGTGTGTCGCGGCGGCAGGCAAACTATCAGGCGCTTGAGCTTACCCTCTGCAATCTTGTTGAACTTCTCGCCGATAATCTTGTGATGACGGCCCTCTACAAAGTCAGGCCATTGGCTTTTCACAAAAGAAATGAAGTCTGCCTGACATTCTTCCTGTTTTTCGAGCTGGTCATATTTTTTGAGTAAGGCCATCGCCTCTGACCGTTCTTGGTCAGAGAGGATGTCAAAATCTTTGAGAGCTAACTCAGACATCTTCCCAAGCTTTCCCTTGGAATAACAACGCCTCGGCTTCTCTTCGTCTGACTAGTCCATCCAGCACCTGTCCGCCAGCCTTGTTCCAACGCCGCATCTCGTAAGGCACCTCATCAAAGTCCCCTTCATTCAAGCGTTTGAGCATCGTGCTGGTGCGAAGATTTGTGGGGCCAAGATTGAAGGTCCAAGCCACTAGGGCATCGAACTCGTTTTGTTTTAGATCTTGCTCTACGAGGTCGTTCACATAAAACTCAAACTCTTCCAGGTCTTTTTTGAGCATATCCTCGGCCTCTTGAGCCGTGCAGGTATCACCATCCGAAACGTTTTTGGTGTGACCATAGCCAATGGTGGGAACGTCGGCGGAACATCGATATGCCTCTAACTCGCAACCCTCAAACTTTTTGATCAGGGCCACGCCTTCTTCACTTGTCTTCTTCGGCAGCATCTGTCGTCTCCAAATTCTCATAGTAGTCAACAATCGATGAAAGCTGTCGTATATAACGGATGATATCAGCCATATTGTGACTAAGATTTTCATAACCCTTCGTTGTCAATCCATAAAATGCGTTGGTTGGCGCTTTGCCCTCCGCTAAATCATCTAGGTATTCTTGCATCGTTTCTGGTGTCAGAACAGTCCATTCTACGGGTAACGCTCTGACGGCACCCGGCTTTGGCGGGTGATAGACGGGTGCTGGCTTTTCAATCGTGACCACTTCGACCGGCGCGACCTGAGTTGGTCGCTCTAGTGCGCTGCACCCGCTAAGAATCAGGATCGGTAATACTTTCGAGATTTGTGAATACATCAGCAGTACCGCGATTGATGATCTTTTCGATCAGTTTTGGTTTCCGTAAAGACAGCACATCGAGATTGTGCTTTGCGAACTTTTTTCGTATGTCCTCGACCTCCTCCATCGCTTCTTGATGTTCTTGCGTGAGGCGGTCAATTTTCAGCAAAACCGCTTGTTGTTTCTTCTGTTGCTCTTCGATCTCCAGGTTTTGGTCGGAAATCGTGGTTTCCAGCAAAGCCTGGTTACGCATCGCTTGGTCGATTTCAGTTTGTAAGGCTTTCTTTTCGGCCTCTGCCTGATCGTAATACATCTTAAAACCGCTCAAGGACAGGACTAAAACCAAGCCTAACCCTGCGGAGACTTGCCACATCACGCCACCTTGAACACGATGTTGAAACAGCGAGGGCATAATGTTGTCGCTCTAAAATGTACAAACTCCATCACATGCCCTTTCTTTCTGCATCTGGCGCAACGTATCTCTGTCCTTTTATCATCCCTCATCGTCCTCGTGCCATATATGCAGTTGCGCCAAAATACAGACCTACAATACTGGCCTGACTCAGAAAAAGCATGTCGCTTAAAGAAGCCAAAGTGGACAAACGAGACTCAGGTATGAAGGGCAGAAGTGGTAAAAGAGCGAAAACCACCATACTGCTAAGACTAACCCAAGCCATTCGGCGTTGACTGTCTGCCTTCTCTTCTCGCAGTTCGATCTCAACAAGCTCTTGATTTCTTGCCAGTTCCTCATCGCTGACCGTCCCGTCCCCATCAAGGTCGTATTGAGCATACCTTGATTTAGGCTCTAATTTCTTAGGACTCATTGTCACTCCGGTTTCTTCGGATCACGAAAGAATATCTTGGTGCCAGCATCTGATTGCGGTATTTCACGGATAGCACAATAAGTAGAAAAGAATCGGTTATTGCTTAAAAGTTCGTTGATCTTGCCCACCGATTGAGCATTGAGCGCGTTGCTGTACTCAAGACATGACGTAAGTTCTTGAAAGTAAAACTCTTGCCCCGTAGGTTGCCCACGCTCAAGAACGATCAGTACAAAAACCATCAGCGTCATGCTTTAAGATCCACGATATCTTGTCGAAAGACTTTTGGAATTGAGGTCTGCACCTCGCCGTTGCGAAACTCGTATACAAACTCAAAGTAGCGACTCACCGCTTCCTTTTGAACTAGCGACACTCGCGAGAAGGTATCTACTCTGTAGGCGTCATGGATCTCTTTGGGCCTATAAAGCGGGGCATTCACACTGTTTGGGAAGGGGGGTATCTCCATCACAACCTACGCTTTTTCTCAACTGCCTGAGTTCTGACAGCCTTGGGTCTGAGTAGTTCCCAACTGAGTAGTTCTACATCAAGCTGATGTGCGGTGCCTAAAACGCGAGACATTGTATTCTGAACGTAAACTTGCGCCCCATACCCGCACTGGCGGTAGTTGTACCGCATCCACTCTTTTGCGATGCAGTGGCGATACTGTGGAGGATTGACCAATTCCAACATGCGCCATTCCCTAAGATCACAAAACAGGTTGGGGTTGGCAGGATCGTATTTTAGTTCTGGTTCTTCAGCATTATTTCTATCAGTTGTTGGAGCTTTGCGTCGGACGCTTTCGCTGTCTCGGCTTGCTCCGCTAAACTGTCCACGATAGCCTCTATTTTGCTCGCATTTACTGCTGCTAACTTTCCCGTTGCTTGTTGTTCCTCGACCACATCAACAACTGCGGCCTCAATGCGTTCAACTTCTTCTTGGGTAGCTTGTGCTTGCGCTTGACTAGCGCCCCAGACCATCGCACCTGACAACGCAGCAGCGCCGATTGGCAATGCCCATGTCGGTATTTTTATTGTTCCGTCGCTCATATCAACCTCCTAAAAACTGTGGCACCAAGATGCTCACTACAATTAATCCAATGATCCACCACAGCCTGTTGCCGAAGCGGTCAATCTTTTCATCCAAACTATCAAAACGCTTAGAGCCATCTTTCAGGCGTTCTTCTATACGCTCGTATCTCAACGCACACTCACGCTCATGTGTGTTGATTTCCTGCAATGCCTTATCGCCTTTATCCAATTCCCAGACCTCTGCCATCATCAAATAGCACATAGCTATTCTTTAGCTTTACCCACATTAAGTGCCAAAGCTTCAATCACAGGGTAGATGTACTTCGCCATGAAGGCATCGTCCTTGGGAGTGGGCGTGGCGGCGCAGATCGCGCTTGCGACAACTGAAAGTGTAGTCAGCGTGGTTACAATTTCCATCAAACTCATGCGGCTTCCTCTCTAAAACAATTCAAATTAGCCGCTACGGTGCGGCGTTCACCTTCGCCTCGGAACGGGTAAACCATGTGCTGCATCCAGCTTGGAAACATATACACTCTCTCTCTCTCT